CAACATACGTTATATTATTATACTCGCACCACTCTGCTTTTCGCCGGTCTCTTTTTCTCTGATTTGCAAAATCCTGTGCAGAGCTATGAAATAGCGTGTTAAACTTGTAATGTTGTTGTCCATGAACCTCGACAACAAGCTTAACTGTGTTGATATAAAAATCAAAGAAAAGCTTCTCAGTTCTAGTTATAGGTGCAGCTACCTCTTCAAGAATTTGAACCGTTGGAAAAATATCCTTTAGAATGGTTCTGGCTTTCAAGTGTAGCTTGGATCGAGGTCTGCTTTCGCTAGCCCTAACCACATACCCATGAAGCTTCCAGTTGTGTACCTGACCGTCAAGTCCTCTAGTCTTCATTTAGCCCAACCATAGAAAACACTTCGTTTCTAAACGTTTCATACTGATCTGGGTTTTCCTCTAGATACTGAGCTAGTTTAACTTTTCCTTGAATCTTTTCACCGTTAGGAAGTTTTAACCAAGCGCCAGCCTTAGTAATAAGACCAAAATCAATTAGCAAGTCTGCTATCTCCATCTCTTTCCAGATTCCTTTGCCATATCTAATATGGCTCTCGACCTTTTGTCCCGGAGGTCCAATAGCAGATGTTACTATTTGCCAATGAATAGTTTGCCCAATTTGAGTGTCGCCCTGCATTAGCGGTACGGAGTGGGTCGCATGGAGTTTAACGTCTACTTGATATTTTAGAGCGCTTCCAGACTTTTCAATTTTAGTCTTTCCCCTTCCAAACCTCTGCACATTGGCCATTAGATGGGTTATCCCAACAACCGTTACTCTATTGATAGGTAAAACGTTAGAGATACGACGACAGAACTTAGCTAGAATCTTCTGTACGCTCATTACCTGAACATCTTCTAAGTTTCCTGTAAGTTCGGATTCGCTGGATAGCGCAGAGAAGGAGTCAACCACAGTCACTGCTCCGGGCTTTGTGTGGACTATATTATCAACGATACTCAGATATTTTTCGGCTGATAATATATTCCCTTCGGTAGAACCTATAATTTGCATCAGCTCTGGATCTAAGCTCAAATCTGTTATACCTTGCAGGTCTCGCTTTTTCAAACGGCCTTCTATGTTAGCGTAATATACTTCTCTCTCATAATGCTTCTGTGCATTAGCACAAAAACTCAATGCCGTTACGGTTTTTCCTACTTTTTCTGGTCCTGTCATGATAAACAGAGATCCTTCAGGTACGCCTCCACCTAGAGCCATGTCTAGCTTAGGGCCAACAGAAATAACCTCAAGAGGCTTTTCCGTTATGGAGCTTGCATCATGAAGGACATCACCGTATTCTTTAATAATATCTTTATTCATCGAGTTCCCTCAGTTTTGATATAATGGATTTTTTATTATTATTGGTCTTATGCTTGACTTCTTCTGACTTTACTACGTTGTAATCTACACTTTCTCTTTCCTGAATAAGAGCTTCCTTCTCTTTAATTATACTGTGGAGAAAAGGGGATCTTAGAGAATATGTTTTCCAACATCTATTATCTTTAAGAGCAGCTATAATAGCCTCTTCTGGGAAGTCCTTTAGAAGTTTATTCGCTAATGTTATTTGATAGCGAAAATATTTTCTCCATTCTGCTATCTCCCAAAACTTTATTGGGAGCTCCTTATTGTCCTTACGCGCCTTCTTCTCACAAACAAACTCAGTTATATACTGAGGGGCAGATACCCAACCATCTGGAGAATATCTGGACGGGTATTTGCTTTTTTCAGTCCTGTTCTTACTCATGAATTTTATGTATTGTACCTTCTGTCTTTTTGTTTTCAGACAAAGAGTTTTTATGGTTTTCTCTTGCGTGGTCTACTCTATAAGATCCTGCCTCTGTCATGACGGTAACTCCACGATTTCCAGAAGCGGTTTCATTAATAGTCATTGGGCCGGGATCTTGCTCATATTCATCTACTAGATCTTCAATAGCCTCTACAGGTCTTCCGAGAGCCTTCGCTGCTTCTTCTATCGACATTCCATTATTTAACATACCTTCGATACAAAACTTTTCAGTTTCCGTAATCTTTTTAGCTTTAGATAACTTACCCATTTTATAACTCTCTTTCTGCATTACGCAACCAAGCAATGTTTTTTGTTTTTAGAAAATTTATATAGAACCCAAACGCCTTTTCAGCAACGGGCTTAAGTTCCCACTCGGGTTTCCCTGCGTGGTTTCTTTGTTTATATTCAGTTCCTTCACTGTATAATCCGATAGGGTTAAAAGGCTTGCCATATTTGCCTGTTCTGATATAATACTTCTTCCTTGACCCCGTATCTAAAATCTTTGCATGAACTTGGGATGGATCAAAAGAATTATTTGACAATCTTGGAAAGCCCTCATCATCAAGCCACTCATGCTTGCCATAGAATGTATATAACAAAGTATCATTATCTGCGGATTGCGCTGAGTCAAATCCTGACTCCTTATCCGGATGTATTTTAAACTCGCTCATCTATTCCTCTTTCTTTTCTTTTTCTTTGGTTGATCTTTTGTCCACTGTACGCCACCTTGTGGCTTTTCCATTCTACTCATACCTGTTGGCAGATCTCCGCCTCCTTGAGTTTTCTTGGTCTTGAAGTCTCTTTTCATATCCTCGCATTTCCACTTCCCATACTTCTGGCTTTGTTTGTCAGCGTAGTGTCCAAGAGTCTTGGTCTCAGATAATGAATAGCTATAACCTCCGTAGATGTTATCCTCTTCAAAATCCCTGTACACGCTTTCTATTTCTGCGCACTCAGGACATTCTTCCTTTGGCTTATATTCTGACATGTGGCGAAATACTGTCCATTTATGACCACAGCCTTCGCACATATAACTATATTCTGGCATATTATCATCCTAAAATAAAAGAGCTTATATACTATTGTACCACATAAAATGAGAAAATGTGGCGAAAAAATTATTCTTCGGGGATATTATTTAGAGACTTTAAGATTCTAGCGACGACATCGCTTCTTATAATATCACAATAGTCTAGCTGGCATATACTTACATCTTCTATGCCTTCTAAGCGATCCATACACACGCTTAGACCTCCTCTAGCCTTCCCTAAGTCAGATTGCTTCAAGTCCCCATTTATAACAGCTTTAGAGTTTCTTCCTATTCTCGTTATAAACATTTTCAATTGCTCAAATGTTGCGTTCTGAGCCTCATCTAATATTACAAACGAGTCATGAAAGTTTCTTCCTCTCATATATTCCAGAGGACAAAGTTCTATAATTCCTCTATCCATATATTCTTCAACTTCTCTTTCAGTCAGATACATACCCATCTCTTCTAGAATAGGTATTAGATATGGATTTATTTTCTCAAGCATAGTTCCGGGAAGATGACCAAGGCCTCTGCCAGATTCGACAACAGGTCTAGTTATAACTATTTTCTTTACTTGGTCAGATAGTAGATATTCACAAGCTAGTCCTACAGCTACACTTGTCTTTCCAGATCCAGCAGGACCAGAACAGAGAGTTACAGACGACTCTTTCATAGAATCTATATATATAGATTGGTTGTCGGTTTTTGCTTTTAATTGTTTTCTTCTGTAACGAGGCTGTGGCTGTGATTTTTTTCTTCCCATTAATTGCTTTCTACAGTTATAGTTTTAATTTCTGAATCTTCACACATAGGACACATCGGTTGAGAGCCGGGCTTATGTATGCCCAGTTGATGATGGGTCATAAGAATTGCTTGCATTATTTGAGTATCTCTAAGTCTTGCATGTATAGGCATATTCCTAAGCTCTTCCGGAAGAGGAAGCTTTACATCTATCGTATACCTCTCCTCTTGAATTTGAACTAGCTTCTTATATACATATGCACTTTGCAGCATATTAAAAAAACAAAGAGTTGCAAGAACATAGACTGCATTTCGATAAAATTTCATTAGAATAATTCTTTAATAATCTTACCAGAATTGGCAATTTTCATAGGTCTGCCATTATTACTAGTAAATGTTGTACCAAGCGAAATACCTAAAGCTTTACACACAGATGCCATAACATCTTGCGATGTATGTGGTTCTGTCTCAACTCTAGTCCCATCGGAGTTTGTTTCTCCAATAGATATGCCTCCGT